GAGCCAAAGAGCTCGTCTACGTCCAATTGAAAACGGCTCTAGTCGGCCCTGATCAGCTGTCAACAGCTGAAGAGATCAAAAAAGATCTCAAACCCAATAAAGCATCAGGCTTTTATGGGAGATATGAGGGAGCACCCCTTGTGTCCGACTTTATAGCCAGGGCAGAGGCAGAAGATGGCGACATTTTGGCATACTCTATGCGTAAGTTTAGAGAACGCAACTTTCCATGCGTATATTCAGGAAAGATGAAATCAGAGTTAGTATCCTACCTCAAGTTGATGCGTCGTAAGCAACGAATGTTTATGATGCAGGAGAAGACTCATGTTACGCTGCACAAACGGTACTACGGTAAGCAGAGTAAACGTCTACGCAAATTCAAAGAGATAGCTCACGGGTTGAGTTGGTTCTATGGAGCAGTTAATACGCTTGCATCAGAATTGAACAAATCCGATGAAGTTCAGTCTGAGGACGATGAATTTTGGGACAAATACTTTCCATGGATAGCCTCGATCTATGAGATCAGGAACAGATGCCAGGATGAGAGCGTTGATCTTAGCTCAGAAGATCTCGCTTATCGACAAATGGTGGTCAGAGGATTGCGAGAAGTCATTCTAGTGCTCCCTACGGGGAACGTTATTATGATAACAGACCGCACTAATCCGTCAGGGGCTGACGCCACTACAGAAAACAACTGTATTGCAAGAGCTTTAGTGGAAGCTTACATGCAAATTAAATATCATCAAGTGATAGAAAAGCCTTTAACACTATTTCAACCAAATAAGAAAGGCACAAAGTACTTGGGAGACGATCGGATCGCTGGTAGTAATGACTATGCAGAAGGTTACCTATCCTACTACGCTCAAAATGTGAATATAACAGGGGTTAAACTTAAAACCTGTGTGCACACAAAAGGGGCGGAAGGGGCAGAGTTTGCCGGCTTTAAATTAGCACGATCTCATTGGAACCCTGAGTACTATGTTCCTCATTACGCAACTGAAAAGTTGTGGGTGGGGATGTTCTCATCACCTGACACGGACCCGGATATCATCATGTCCAAATTTATGGCTTTTTCACTGTTATTGTACCCACAGTATGCAGTATTCAAAGAGCTTCAACCAGTCATAATCACCTATCTTAGGAGCATGCCTGAGTCAATCCTTAGAGATGTAACAGTTTCTTTTTGGCATGACGAGGCGTACCTGAGACGGGCGTGGACCGGTCATGAATCAGACATGACGGAAGGAGGAGGGATATTCGAAAAATGTCCGACACTGGAATCTCGATGCGCGCTCCGCGCCGCGCTCAACAAACTATCAATCGATTAAAAGCAGAGCGAAGGATCACAGCAGAAGGGGTGGATTGGCTTACCTTAGCAACAGACCCCTTCCATGACACCGATATTCGCTCAGTCGGGTATCCAGATTTGAATACGTGCAATTCAATAACCCAATGCTACACTTTCACACAAACTATACGACAACCTAGTGCATTAGGTACAGGCATATGGGACGCACACATCTTTCTTAACCCAATTTCACGATTGGAAACATTTAGCTCAGGAGCAACAGAAGCAGTTATGGCTCCAATGACTTACATACCCAAAGCAGGAGAATTGACTTCAACACCAGCAACAGGAGCGCTCTTTAACTCCGGTTACAACGTAGTCACAGGGAGTTCCGGTTTTGATTATACCAACAATATTTTTCAAGCCGGAGCATCACTAGCTTACCCACGTAATGCGTCGAATGGTCAATATCGTTTAGTCGCAGCGGGAGTCGAAGTGGTGAACACAACTCCTGTCCTACAACGGGGAGGGTCATGCACAGCATACAGACAACCATCACATACTAATGCACGATCCTGTTCAGTTTGGTACTCCACAGGACCAAATGATTACTCCCAACAAGTCAATACTTACATTCTTCCGCCAACCACACAGAGCTTGGCTCAGTTGATCCCAACATCCAAGACATGGGGAGCCGAGGAAGGGTTGTATGCATGCGCCACACAAAGCACAGAACACAACCCTTTCCTTGACCCTATGATGGCCATACCTTTTATGCGTCCAGCACCCGCCTTGGTGGACCTCACAGGGGTTACAACCCAGAAAGCATGGACTTACCCTATCGCCATTACATCAGGATCACGTGGACCAACTCAATTGCTGGCGAAACTCCTCCCATTTGATGTCCATGGGGCGTTTTTCACCGGATTGAGCCCAGAAACAACTCTCCAGGTAACAGTGAAATACTACATAGAGAGAATCCCCACAACGTCTGATCCAGACCTCCTCGTCCTCTCCCGACCCTCACCACAGTACGAC